AGTTCGATCAACTCGGAATCTCCAATCGGCGAACTTGCACAGACTGGGAAAACTAACGCAGAGAGCCTTAGGTTCCAGCTCTGCCAGTAGCTCAAAAAACTCGTCTCGACTGTTCGCATGTATGATTTCATTCCATCCGTCGCTAGGATGAGGAAGTCGGCCTCGGTTTGGTCGCTCGAGTCCCCCAGCAACAACATCGCCGTCCTTTGTCGCATAATCCCAAGTCTTCTCCGGTGTTTGCGCAACAGGGAGGATATTCGGGTGGCGTCCTTCCACATCAGCGAAAGTAGCATGTCTGCTTCTGAACTGCTTGCCGAAGTCCACAAAAGCGTGGAGGTGAACGCCTCCATCTGCGTGATCTTCTCGTCCAATGATGCACTCTGCTCGAAGATCAGAGAAATGATTTGAGACCGCCCAAGGATCCAGGTCTCCGCATTGTGCGTAAGTAAAAAGTCCATAGCGTCGACGAAAGTTGAATGCCATGTGACCTGTGAACAGAAGAGTTTGTAATATTATACTCTTCTGTACACTTACCCACTTACCCACCGACAGGTCGGGTATATATAGCCCCCCTTTCCCCCGTTCTCAGTTCTACGCAGTACATTTCATCCCTACTCCTCAATTGATTTCAAAGCAATGCCCCGCTTTACTAGTCGTCGATCACGTTATCGCCGTAGGCCTAGCACAAAGTATAACCCACCTGGGTATACTGGTCGTGCCCGTCGGCGCGATATCCCCCGCCGTCGCCGGTCTTACCGCAAGAAATCCTCAATGTCTAAGCGAAGGATTTTGAACACCTCTAGCCGTAAGAAGCGTAATGGCATGCTTACGTGGTCAAACACTACCAACACCGGAACCAATCAAACTGTTCAGGTTGGTAATGGTTACGTCAATAATGGTGGTGCCTTCTTTATTTGGTGCCCCACTGCCCAAACTCTCGACCTCAACTCCACGGTCCAGAACGTATCTAGTCGGTCCTCCAGCACATGTTACATGAAGGGTTTGTCCGAACATATCCGCATTCAGACGTCATCGGGCATTCCCTGGTTCCACCGGCGCATTTGCTTTACCACTCGCGGTATTAGCCCATTCAACACAGCAGCTCAGCAAGATAACGCCATGTTCCAGCCATACACCCCCTACTCTGATACCACCAATGGTATCGAGCGTCTGTTCTTCAACACCCAAAACAACGTTATGCCAGTTACTCAAGCTGGCATGTGGACTGTCCTCTTTAAGGGAACCAATGGTAGAGATTGGAACGATCTCCTCATGGCTCCTGTAGACAACAGTCGTGTTACTGTCAAGTTCGACAAGACATGGACCATGCAATCTGGCAACACCAATGGCATCGTCCGTGAACGCAAACTGTATCACCCTATGAACAAGAACCTTGTTTATGACGACGACGAGTCAGGCGATGTCGAAGTTGGTGCCTATTTTAGCACCGAAGCTAAGGCCGGAATGGGAGACTACTACGTCGTCGACATTATTCAAGCCGGATCTGGAGCTACTACTTCAGATTTCTTACAGATTAGTGCAAACTCTACCCTGTACTGGCACGAAAAGTGACGGGTTAGGGTTAGTTGGTTAGGGTTAGGGTTAGGGTTAGACGTTAGGTTAGCATGGTTAGGGGATATGATTGGTTAGGTTGGTTAGGGTTTTAGGTGTTCGGGTTATTACGTGTACTACGCCGAACTAATACAAACGTGTGTTGATAAATACAAAAGTGCAATTTTCATCCAACCAATCAGCGTCAGCCCCCTTATCCATCCTAGGATCAGTGTTTGAACACCAGATCGCAGGCTTCCCCCACTGAATCAACTTCTTTCCTTTGTACTTGTCAGTAGCAAAGAATTCAGTCTGATGTCCCAACCAAAACTTGTATGCGTGAAAGAACTCCAGGCCACCCTGGATGTCATCAAATATCGCATAATCAGCCTCCTCACTATACTCATCAAGACAAAACAGTCCTCCATAATAAGTATGCTCCTGGCGTAAGGAGCGTGCCCATACCGTCTTGCCCAGGCGAGATGGTCCAACCAAAATCAAAGACCTTGCACGTCGTCCAGGTTGATGTCCGTCCAAATTCTCTCGTACCCACTGATCGAGTTCAGGGTATGCTGACGTGTCGAAAACAAATTCGCTTGGGGTTCGGTAAGGAGTTCGATCAACTCGGAATCTCCAATCGGCGAACTTGCACAGACTGGGAAAACTAACGCAGAGAGCCTTA